GTACATCAAACCCAGTAGATACTTCATCAATAGCAACTCCATCTTGTGATAGGAATGCTGCTGCACGAAACTCTAGCTGTGCGAAGTCAGCTTCCATAATCTTGCCACCTTCCCACCGGGATACGAACACCTTCTTTACAGGAAAGGTGCCGCCACGTGGCATGTTCTGCATGTTAGGTTCTGCACCTGACAGGCGACCAGTTGCAGTGCGGTGCTGTAACAGACGCACGTGCAGCTTGCCATCTTGCTTAGTGAACATCTTGATGCCTTCGACAAACGAAGACAGATAGGTATCCACTGCGGACAGGCGTCGAACCTTTGACAGGAAGTCCACAGCATCTGTCATTCCTTTGACACGCGCTGCTTTTTCCAGTGCCTCAAGGTTTTGCTTGCTCGTGCTGAAGCCATTGGCACTAGCCCACTTGGGGCCGGGCGGCTTGAACTTCAGGCCAGCAATCTGCTGCGTAGGCTCAAACAGGTATCCTTGTGCATCACACACCTGACAACGATTGGGCTTGGCAAACGGTGTGCCATCCTTCTTTGTCTTGCGGATGTATCCTGTACCATTACAGGACTTACACTGCACTGCTCGTGTCTTGGCAAGTCGCGTAGTGTGTGAGCGTACTAGGTTGCGGAAGTCAATGTCATCCATGTATGGATCAATGGCTCCGCCCCAATAGCCTTTGTCGTTTACCTTGCGGCTGTAGATCACCCAAGACAGTTGCTCTGGGCTGTTGAGGTTGATAGGCGTGTCGCCCATCAGCTTGCGCACGTGTGCTTGCAGGTCAGTGATAAGCTGGTCACGCTCCTGCTCAAACTCCACACGCACCTCGTCCAGTGCCTTGCTGTCTACTGTGAAACCACGCTGGTAGATACGAGCAAGACATACTGCAACCTGATTGGTTAGGTCAACAGTACCCATGAGACCACTGTCCTTCGGTGTATTCAGACGATACATCAGCTTGTCTGCCAGTTGCTGTGTAGCATGTAGGTCAGCAGACAGATACTCCGACAGTTCGTCCAGAGGAATAGTGCGTGTGCTATATCCGCGCTTGAAGTATTCCTTCAAGGTGTCTTGCTTCTTAGTGTCAAGATCGTAGCGTTCAGCACACGCCTCTAGTGAAAGAGGTTCCTTGATGCCGCGCTGCAGCACATACTCTGCAAGCATCGTGTCGAACACAGGCCCATCGTATTTGAACCCACTCTCCCACAGCCACAGCAAGTCGTGCGCTGCGTTGTGACAGATCAGGATAGTAGCCTCGTCCAGATACCACTGGACACGCTCACTGTAATCGTGTTGGCTTTCATGGTCTTCGTGATCAAATGGAAACAGTCTCTCGTCTCCTTGATCAGTCAGGATGCCAACCATCGTTAGGCTGTTGTTTACCTCAAATGGATCAAGGTGCATCTTGCCATCACGATGTGTGACTGTATTCTCTACATCAAGTGTTAGTTTCATACCTATTCCTTCCTCATACTAAAGTATACTTTACCATTCGCAGCAATGTGCGGAATGTTAGGATCGGCATCATGCTTACCTGTATACTCAAACCGATATCCTTCACTGCGCTTCTGCTCTACATCTTTGATAAACTCAGCGTTATCTTGTGCGAACATGGCGACTGCAAAAGTTGCGATCAATCCAAGCATTGTATATCACCCCTCGTATCTTGCTGTCAAGTAGTCAAGTTCACAATTGACCATACCGTGCCAACCATTCAGCTTGTTCTTGACAATGTTAATGTGACGCATCGGGCTGTCTTCATCTTGCCCCTCTACTGATGCGGCCTTACCAATCAGGACCATCAGGTCAGCCTCTGCGGCCTTGCCTGTACGCGATCCTTCCATCATGCTCTGGTTCAGTTGTGTCCTGCCTTCTGCCTCTGCGGAAAGCTGTGACATATAGAACACAGCACAATCATATGCCTTCGCAATCTGACGTGCATGTATGGCACAGGCTTTCAGTGCTTCGTCCTGTCGGGCAAAGCCACCTTCTGCCTTGAACTTGTCACCCATGTCAAGCACAAGAATGTCAGGCCGGTATGTTTTGGCAACACTCTCCACCCAATTCATATCACGTCCAGATGCCTCTTTGATTTTGATGTTGTTCATCACAGGCTGATAGAGTGACTTGGCTTTCGACATGTTCTCCTTCACCTCACGTGCCGACATACCTGCTGCGGCAGTGAGATACCTAGCACCTACGCGGTGCGTTGGTTCTTCGTTACACAAGATGACACACTTGGCACCTTGATGTGCGAAGCCATTCGGTGCAGCGATCAGGCTGGCATGGAATGATGTCTTGCCAGTGTTGGGACGCGCACCCACTTCGATAAGCTGACCAGCACTGACACCTTCTACCTTACGTGCAACGCTAGGAATGTTGAAGGACCAACGTGCTTCCAGTTCAGCCTTTGCCATCAGCGTTTCAATAGTGATGTCATCCCATTCAATGTTCAGGTTGGGAGTGAAGTCATCACCATAACGCTCAAGCAGATTACGTAGTGTCTCCATCGTACCGCCTGTGCCGCTCACCATGTCGAAGCCAATGTTGGCGATGTCCTCGCCCACTACCTTCTGGAACAACTTGGACAGCACCTCCTGTGCAATGTCGCTACCCATTGGTGCCTCACGCTTAAGCTGCGAGAACAGGCTGTCGAAGCCGCTCTTCTGTGCAGTGGTCATCGTTGGGTTGTCAGACAGGAACAAGGCTTGCACCTCGTCAGGTGTGACACTGCGATTGTAATGATCCATCGCTCTGTCGATTGTCTGCTTGATCTTTCGATTGTCAGAACTGAACAGTCGATCAGGACACTTGGCACCACGATGGTCATCGTAGAAACCTTTGTCCATCAGACTGCGTAGCATTGATACTTCCATTATCTCTCTCCTATGTCGGCTAGGTTACTCATGTCAGTTGGATTACGATACTTCAAATCATCTGTCAAGTACAAGACACGTACGTTGTCCACGTGTCCTCTCAACTCTTTTGCCATCAGCAAAGTCTTACGCACTGCGTCGGGGTCTAGTGCAATTACTGCTGTTGAGAACTGCGCGAGATACTTCTTGTGTGCATCTGACAGTGATGTCCCAAGCACAGCAACCCCGACAAAGTTACCACCACCAACCACGGCGGCACTCACGCAGTCCTCAACAACCACTGCGACTTTACCACAGCCATGTGCATATGGCAAGCCACTCTTTCCATACCGACGCCACTTAGGTAAACGCTTACCAAGCGCACGTCCTGTAGCATCCACGATTTTGCCATCGTGTTTGATGGGGAACACAACGCGGTGTTCACGCACATCGTATAGCAAACCTAACTCCTCTGCGTCAAGCCCATACAATTCACTGGCCCACTCAGACACGTCGTAGTTGTATGGCACAAGATACTCAGGCACATCGAAGCTGTCTTCCGCAAAGCGTTCCGCATCAGATAGCTGTACACGAATATCATCCGCTGACATACGCACACGTGTGCCACCTTTGAGATCACAAGACATACGAAAACAATTCCATACAAGTGATCCCATGTTGTTGGTCACTGTGAATGTACGTTGACCACAGCTAGGACACTTAGTCCTCACTGTATTACCTACTGGTACATTCATATCACTTACAATGTTATATATATTATCCATATATCACTCTCCTGTGCGGCAGTTAGGTGCTTTTACCATGTATTTTACGTGCTGTCAAGGCGTTGTTCGCACTCTCATACGTATTCTTCATGTAAGGTTTGACTGACTGTGGGTTAGCGTGTCCTGTAACCGACATGATCTGTCCGATACCGACACCCGCCTCAACCATTTCTGTTGTGCCAGTACGACGCAGGTCAGATAGTCGCAGTTCACTTGACAAGCCAGCCTGATCCATCAGCTTACGTGCGTGAAGCGGCAGCTTGTACTGACTGTATGGTATGTACTGACCACCAATAGGCTGTGGTCGTGGTGCAACCCACTGCTGAAAGCCAAAGTCTTCATGCTGTTGCTGTAACATCTCAAGCAAGTCGTCGTCTATAGGCAAGAACACTTCTGCTCTACGCTTCGACTGCTCAATATGCACACGTGCCTTATCAAATTGTATACTTTCCCATGTCAGGACACGCATGTCACCAACACGCTGACACCAAGCGTATGCCATGTGTGCGATCAGCCCAATGTTACGTGTGCTGAAATCGCTGTACGCTACGTCTAGCAGCTTGGTGATATCCGACCTACCCCAGACAGTCTTGCGCGGCTGTGTG